ATACTGCTTTTTCTTTTGTGATTTGTAAAGTGTTCATAGTTTTATTTTTGATTGTTTGAAAATTGTTGATTAAATCTACCATCCTCTATTGAAGTTATAATAGATTGGAATACATGCTTAGCACCTTCGTTAAAGTAGTAGTACTCACACTTAGAGCTATACTGATTTTCTGAACGTACTTCTAAACGTTCCTTTAGGAATGCTAGTAATTCTAACTTTGAAAATTGATTTGAATTAGCCATTTGTTTGTTTTTTAATTGATAAATTTGTTCTCTAATACCATCTAATTCGGTTTGTAGGTGTTCGTACTCAATGCCGTATTCTTCTTTGTAATCAGCATCATCTTCGTTACCCCACCACATATAGGTTGATAACTCATTTACTAATTCTTCTTTTCTTTCTTCTAATTGTTGTAAATTCGCCATTTTATTTGTGTTTTATTGATTGAAAATAAGGGGAGTGTATTTCAACTCCCCATTTGATTGATTAATTAATGTTACTCATAACAACACCCGCCTCAAATACTACATCTTCAATATCCGCGTAACAACCCATTTCTACGTTGTTTTGGTATATTTGAAAATCACCTTCTTCATCTAATTCAATTACCACATTTTTTTTAGTGGAAAATAAATAAGGGTCGTGAGCCGGAGTGAAAGGGGTTTGTGTAATTAATCGATAATCGTTATCGATTTTGTTTAATTCTACTAACAGGTTGTTTAATTTGTTGTTTACCACTTTATTTGTTTGGTTACCTATACACCATAAGGTTTTAGTTGTTTGTTTAAGTTGAGAACTATTCCCAACCCTTATAAGACAAAGGTACGAAGAATATTCCACATTTCCAAATATTTGTTGATATATTTATCACTTATTTTATAACTGATTGATTTACAATGAGTTATACTTAACCCGTTGATTATCAATACGTTATGTGGAAATACCCTATTTTTTACCTTTTTTCTCATTTATAACAGGAAGTTACGAATAATTTGGTTACAAAACAAGTCATTTTAGGGTTAATTATCCACAAGTTATCCACATTCGCATAACGTGTTGATTATCAATAACTTACAGTTTAGCAAAAAATATCATATTTGCACTTACCGCTTATCAAGTTATATTACCGCTCATCACATTAATAAAAAAAGTTCTCATTTTTTTATCGTTTAGTAGAGTAGGTTACTATTTATATATACAAAACTTAAAAAGAATTATGGCAAAAAGATTTACTGACACTGATAAGTGGAAAGATGAATGGTACACAGACTTACCTAATGATTACAAAATCATTTGGCAGTACCTATTAGATACCTGTGATAATGCTGGTATCTATAAAAGAAATGTTAAGTTACTTAATATTATGTGCAATACTAATGTATCTGAAACTGATATATTAAATGCATTCAAACTTAGAGTTACTCCAATCTCTGATGAAAAATGGATAATCAATAAATTTTGTGTATTTCAGTACGGACCTGATTTCTTAGAGAGTAAGAATAAAGCTGTAGTCTCTGTAGTTAATAAACTAATAGAGAACAACCTCTATCAATCCTCTACCAATACCCTATTGATACCCTATCCATCCTCTATTGATACCCTATCTATACCCTATGGATACTCTATCGATACCCCCAAGGAACAAGAACAGGAACAAGAACAAGTTAAAGAACAAGAGAAAGAACAGGAACAATATGAATACAGTGAAAGAGCTAAAGGTAATACAAAGAATATAGCAGAAAGATTATTGGATGTATTAATTGATGCGGACTCTGATGATTTGAAATACAATAGAGCAGTAGAAGATTGGAGAGAGTTAGGTGGAATAGATGGAGTATCAGAATTATTAGAATGGGATGTATCACAAAAGAATAATTGGAAGAATAAATTAGAAACAATATACAAAATTAAAACAGCGTAAAATGAAAACACAAGAAGAATTAAAAGCACAAATCGTAAAAGAGATGGAAGAATTAGAATTCAAACTAATCCCACCAATGGACTTTGAAGTAATAGATGTTTCAGAGATGACCTATGAAGCTCGTAGAGCATACTATCAGAACATTAGTAAGAAAGCATTGGAGATAGAATTTGAAAAAGTAATGAATGAATTCCTTAAAAAATAACAATATGAAATACAATCAAATCACATTCAACTTAAAAGACCCAATCAGACAAGTGGAAGGTTGGCCTGAATACTACATCAGTAAAGGTGGTATCCTTTATAGTTGTAAAAGAACCAATAGAGCATTCATTAATGGTGGATTATATCCAATCAAATCCAGATTAAATCCAAGAGGATACCCTGAGATTTCAATGTTTAGAGAAGATGATAATGGTAAGAAGGAAAGAAAGTACTTCCGAGTTCATCAGTTGGTTCTAAACAATTGGGCAGATAAACCTAAAGATTTTGCGGACAAAGTTTATGAGTGCAATCATAAGAATGGTATTAAGACAGATAACCGAATTGAGAACTTAGAATGGATGACCCGTTCACAAAACGTACTACATGCATATCATGTGTTAGGTAGAGAAAAGTTACTCCGTCCTATTTATTATGATGGAACGTATTATGGTTCTATTGTAGAATGTGCTAAGAAAAATGGTTTCAATCAGAAATCTCTTAACACAATCCTATCCAGAGGTTCTACAAAATACAAACGTAAACCAATCGGTTATGCTGGAGATAAATCGGTAATGGGACAAGTAAACGATTAATTATGAAATGTATATTCCCTTTTGGTAGTTGGTTAGAATCCCTGATAAATGTAATAACATTCGGTTGGGGTAAGGAACTAGCTCATTGGATTGCTTGGACCTTTTTCAAAACGCATGATTGTGGTTGTGATAGAAGGCGAGATAAATTAGATAAGTTCTTTGGATGTGAGGACTTCGGACAAATAAAATTATAATATAATGGATACAATAACAACACAACCGCCCGTACCGGAATCAAAGTACGCACCTTTTAGTTACGAAGAATTCAAAGTAATACAGGCAGAGATGGATGCAATAGGCGTATATCTACCATCAGATGCAACTGCACAAAGAAAGATATGGCAAAATTGTGTAAGGATAAGAGGTAAGGCTGAGAACCAACCTTGCAGCTGTAAATCATCAGCAGGACTATGGGCAAGATGTATTGATGATGTAAAACAATTCATCAAAGCAAGAAGCTAATAATGACAGCAGAAGATATACAAAGAGAAAACAATAGAAGACTGGACATCCTATTCAGAAAGAAGAATGATTGGTTGATGGCATCTGCATATAACATTACAAAGGATAGAGAGGCCGCTGAGGAATTAGTGGCTGAACTCTATTCCTATGTTGCGGAAAGAGGTAATCCTAATATATGGTGGGGTGAAGATGAATACAATATGATGTATCTCTATTCATTCTTAAAGACAAGATGGATAAATCAAATAAAGCAAAGGGATAGGAATGTACCTCTATCAAACAATTGGGATACGGTAGATGAAGAATACAATGAAGAATTAGATAGCAGAATGCAAAAGTGCTATGATGATATTGTAAACGAAATAACCGAACTACAAAGAACAAAGATGTGGAGTTCAGCCCGATTAGCAGAATTGTATTTCTTTACACCTGATATGACATTGGATAAGCTAAGTAAAGATATAGGGATTTCTAAGAGTACATCCTTCCTAAACATAAAGAAGATTAAACAACACATAAGATTAACTAAGGAGAATCCCTTCAGGAAGGATTCCTGAGTACCAAGGTTCAACGATAAATACAAAGGTGGATATAGTTGTTATATCTGTATATATTGTTAAATACAATCGATTACAATGGCATTTGAAAAGAACGATAAAAGAATAAACAGAGCTGGTAGACCCGTAGGTGCACTTAATAGAAGTACCGAGCAAATGAAATTAAATCTTGCTAGGGCTACGAACAATACGCTCAACTATCTATCCGAAGATTTGGAGAAGATAAGAAAGAAAGACCCAGAGAAAGCAATTGAACTTGCACTTAAACTAATGGAGTACACACTACCTAAGTTAAGTAGAACGGAGATGAGAGCTGAGATTGATACACGCATACACGCAATCAATGTGAATGTAAACCAAAAGATAATAGATGAATCTGGAAGTTAATACAACGATTAGTTATAAACACATCGATGAGTGCCCAACTAGGGTATGTCATTTGGTGGGTGGTAGTAGAAGTGGTAAAACATACGCTACACTTCAATGGCTTATCGTACAAGCCCTTCAAAACAAAGAGCTGGTAACTATTGTAAGAAAAACAATACCATCGCTTAAAAGAACAGTGATGCGCGATTTCAAAGAGATTATGGAATCAATGGGAATTTGGAATGAGAATGATTTTAATATATCAGATAGAACATACACATTCTTTAATGATTCACAAATACAATTCATCAGTACGGATAATGCAGAAAAGCTAAGAGGTGTTAAATCTTCTATACTATGGATTGAAGAAGCATCGGAAGTAGATAGTGAAAGTTACTTACAATTACAAATAAGAACTACTGGAAAGATAATACTAAGCTATAACCCTACTGTATCCCCTTGGCATTGGCTAAGAGAGATGGTAGATTGTAGTAGGTACTTTACTAGCTATAAGGATAATCCCTACTTAGAACGAAGTGTAATACGAGCATTAGAGGATTTGAAGAACACCAACCCTAAAGCTTATCAAGTTTATACAAAGGGTGAGTACACAACAAACGATAAAGCAATCTTTGAGTTTGAGCAAGTGGAGTGGTTACCTGATGAAGCAGAGTTTGTAGCATGGGGATTGGACTTTGGATATGCGAATGACCCGAATGCATTAGTTAGTGTATGGAAGATGAATGGTAATGAGCTATACATCTTAGAACATTGCTATGAGAAAGGAATGATTACCGGAGAGATAATAGAAATGTTAAGAGGAGCTGTACAAGGTAGAGAGGAGATATGGGCGGATAGTAGTGAACCTCGTTTGATAGAAGAAATCAGTAGAGCTGGTTTTAATATCAGACCTGTAACAAAGGGTAAGGATAGTATTAACTTTGGTATAGGAGTATTACAAAACTATAAGATAAAGATACCTAAGAGTTGTCAGAACTTAGTAAACGAATTCTATTCATACGAATGGGAAACGGATAGGTTTGGCAAGATGTTAGATAAGCCAGTAGATTTTAATAACCACTTACTGGATGCAGCCAGATATGTGGCAATGATGAGATTATCACACTCTGCAGCAAATAAAGGAAAATACACAATTACAATTAGATAATATGGAAAACGAACAATTAGATTTAGACAATCTTACAAAAGCAGATTTTATGGCAATGGCTGAATATGTAGCACATACTGAAGCTATCAATCGTAAGTTGTTAGAAGATTTGAGAGAAGCTAAAGCATCTCTTGCAGCAACAGTCCATCAAAGGAACTCCCTGAATGCAAGATTACAAAACATTATGAGTGATAGAATAAACACCATAGATGTATCGGCAATTAAAACGGAAATAATCAATACACAATTAGATTTGATTAACCCTGAACAATATAGAGAAAAGAAAAACCAAAGATAATATGATAACGATTAATAAAGAAACTTGGAGTGTATATTATAGACAAAGATTTACAAGCGAATGGCTACTATTAACATTAGATACCGAACTATTCCAAACGGATGATAGAGGGTGTGTTATATTAGAAGATATAGAAGAAGTATATAATTGTGTATATTCAGAAGGTGATGGTGTCAATACAAGCTATATAAAACTATTTAAGAGAAAATAATATGAAGCAAGAGATAAAGATAACAGTACCAACACAATGGTCAGCAATACCATTAAAGAAGTACCTAGCATTGCAAGATGATATAAAGGTATATGGTGAAAACGAAGAAGGATACATAGCCTGTTTAATGCATCACCTATGTGGATTTAATGTAGAGTACCTAACACAATTAGATACTGAAACCTTTACCCACATTAAAAACGATATAGTAGGGTTTATGGGTAATACCGAATTACCACTACAAAGGTTTATTAAAATAAATGGAGTGGAGTATGGGTTTGAACCTAACTTATCTAAGATGGCTTATGGAGCTTATTTAGATATAGCTAAGTGGGATACATTTACTATCAATGAGAATTGGGCTAAGATAATGAGCATTCTATATAGGCCTGTAACATCTAAGGCTGGTTCGTTATATGAGATTAAACCATACGATGCGGATACTAATGAGGAGTTATTCTTAGAGGTTGGTATGGATGTTCACTTTGGTGCTTTGTTTTTTTTTGTTCGTTTATTAACGGACTTACCGAATTATATCCTGAAATCTTTGATGGAGGGAGCGGAGATACCTCACAACATCAAATCAATTTTGGAAAAAAGTGGAAAAACTATTCCTCCGTTATCCAACTGGCGAATGGAGACATTAGATTAATGGATGAAATAACACAGCTCCCATTAGAGAAGTGTTTATTATTCTTATCATATCAATCAGATTATAATCAGTTACAAAATCTACTACATAAAGAGGTATTGGCTAAAACCGCAAGGTAATCCACTACATTTTTGTGTTTCGTTGTTAAAAGAATAAAATCATTAGTATATGCCAACTCCAGCTTACTTAGCCAGATTTCAAGCAACATCAGGCGTTTATTTAGGACCTACTAGGGGAAAGAGTTCACCAAAGAACAATCGTAGAGCTTGTTTGTGTATAGGTTCTAACACATATTCACGTAAATGTTGCGATGGTGCACTCATTCAGCAAGGAATTGGACAAACCCAATCACCAGCAGAATTTGCAACTAGAGGAGCATTTAGTGCAGGCTTTAACAATGGTTTTGATATAGGTACACCTGTTTATTAAAAAAATATAAATTGATATGTCTCAATTAACAAAAACACAATTAGAAAACGAAAACATTAATTCGTTTCCAAATAACAATAGTGGATTTATAACCCCTACGTTACTTCGTACATTCAACGAAAACATGATTGATTCGTTGGTAGATGAGGGAACTTTTCAACAAGTATCTCAATCCCTAAGTGCTAGTATAGCTGACCTTAATGATTTTAGTTCTTCATTACAAGCAACGTTTATTACTCAAGCTGAACTATCACAACAATTAGACTATAGTTCATCAGTATTACAAGCTAATATTGATAGTACATACGCAGCAGGTGTAGCTAACTTAAATGCTTCATCTTCTCAATTACAATCTAATATCAATAGTGTAAGTAATTCATTGGCTGGAACTATAAATGGAGTAAGCAATACATTGAATGCATATACTGCATCAACAAATGCTTTTACTTCTTCTATAAATAATTATACATCATCACTTAATGCTAAGACTGGTTCGTTTGCAACTACCGGTTCTAATAACTTTGTTGGTGGACAATCAATAGCAACATCATTAGCAGTAAATGATATTAACGCATCAGGTTCAGGTAACCCTAGATTACAAATATCGGCTAGTAGAATTATATTAGACTCTCAATTAGATACTGCAATAAGAGGAACTGGATTACTTGTTAGTGGTGGTGTATTGACAACTCCTACAATTAGTGAGTATCAATCAAACCAAGGTATATCAATACAAGCAGCTGATGTTAGAGTAAGTGGAGATTTAATAGTAACAGGTTCAGTAACAGCATCTTTACAACAAGGATACGCATTAGTAGGTGGAGCTGGAAATATTTCAACTGCAGTACCAACATCATCATTTGGTGGTGGAGGAACTGGTGTAGGTTTTCCATTTAGTGGCTCAGCACAAATTAC